GGCGATGCGTCTGGTGGTACTTCATCTACGCCAACTGTGTCTGGTGTTTCGTACACGGTTCTGTCTTTCACGAGTGATGGCACTTTGACTGTGAACCGTGCGGGTCTGTTCGATGTGCTGATGTTCGGCGGTGGGGGTGCTGGTGGTGCTGGACAAGGTGGAAACGACCGTGCAGGTGGTGGCGGTGGTGGTGGTGGGAAACTACAAACGACTATCTATCTAGCGGCTGGAACATACTCAGTTGTAATTGGTGCTGGTGGGTCTGGAACTATTGGTAATCCGTCATACATTGGTTCTCTTGTATCAAACATTGGTGGGGGGGTAGGTTCATCCCCTGGTGCTGCTGGTCAAGCAGCAACAACTGGTGGTGGTGGGGCTGCTGTCGCATCAACGACTGGAGTGAGTCCATTGTTCGGTGGCGTTTATGGTTTTGGAGGTGGGAATGGTGCTGGTTCTAACAACGGTGCTGGAGGTGGTGGTGGTGCTGGCGGTGCTGGTAGCAATGCCGTTACAACGACTGGTGGCGCAGGTGGTGCTGGTTACGATGTGAGTGCTTTCATCGGTGGTTCGTCATCCTTCAAGGGTGGTGGTGGAGGTGGTGGTGGTACGACTGCTGGTTCTGGAACTAACGGTGGAGCGAATGGTGGCACTGGTGGCGGTACTGGCTCTAACGCTGCTGCGAACTCCGCAGGTGGTGGAGGTGGCGGTGGTACTTATGGTGCTGCTGGTGGTGCTGGTGGTTCAGGCATTGTTTATGTTCGTTTCCGTAATAACGCATAAGGAGAAACTATGTCGCAGTATTTCGCACAACTTGATGAAAACAATGTCGTTACCCATGTCGCTGTCGTGACAGCAGAGTTCATGGCAGGGAATCCAGACCGCTACCCCGGTCGTTGGGTCGAGACCTTCTTTGACACCGCAGGAAAGACTTATGCTGGTATTGGTTTTATTTACGATGAAACAGCACAAGATTTTGTTGCACCAGTAATCCCAGAGGTTGTTGATGAAGTTCTCTAGTGAACACAAAGCCATCGCTAAGTCGTGGGTAAAGGTATTTGCGGCCGCTGTGATTGCGGCCTACTCGGCTGGTAGCCGTGACTGGACCGTAATCCTGAATGCAGGCGTGGCCGCATTGATTCCGGTTGTTTACTCTTGGCTCGACCCGAAGGACTCCCGTTATGGTCGTCGTATCGTTGTCAAGAAGAAGGCCGTACGAAAGAAGGCAAAGTAATGGGAAATAGCAAGAACCCAAGAGCAATGCGTCGTTCCTCAGAGGGCGGTTCGTTTGAACAGGACCAGCGTGTAAGCGTTGGCGGACTCAAGATTCCAAAGAAGATTGTCGAGCGCAGTCCAAAGGTTCGTCCAAAGAAAAAGGGCGAAAATGAACTTGAGTGGATGTGGAATACCACCAAAGAAGATGTTGGTCGTGCAGTCAGGGGTGTAAGGAAGATTCTCGGTGGCAAGTAGGCGCAAGTCAAAAGTGCAGAAAGTAATGCACGAGTTCAAGACTGGTTCTTTGCACTCTGGAAAGGGTGGAAAGATTGTGAAGTCACGCAAGCAGGCAATTGCTATTGCAATGTCTGAGGCTGGAATGTCCAAGAAGAAGGCTAAGAAGAAGAAGTAAATGGAACTATCCGACCTTCTCAACGAGAAGGAGTGGCGGAAGTGCAGAGGCGCAGACGATGCGACAACAGACGAACTGGTTGAAGCGTTTGCGCATTTTTGCTCGACTTATTGGACTATCCGCCATCCTGAGCGTGGTCGCATCAAGTTTACTCTTCGTGAAGCACAGGAAGAGACTGTACGCACTTGGATTGCTGAGCGTTACAGCATTGTTCTCAAGGCTCGACAGATTGGTTTCTCGACACTAGCGGCCGCCTTCACATTCTGGGAGACCTTCTTCTGGGGTGACAGATTTGTGGTCATGCTCAGTCGTACTGAGCGTGAAGCATCAAAGTTGCTTCAGAAAACGAAGTACGGCTACAAGATGATGCCACAATGGATGAAGGTTCGTGGACCAGAACTGCTGTCGGATAACCAGTTGAAGATGGTATTTGCCAACGATTCGTCGATTGAATCCCTGCCATCTGGCAACGACCCTGCCCGAGGTGAGTCGGTGTATCGAGTGGTCATTGACGAGATGGCGTTCTTGCCCAACGCCGATGAGGCGTGGGCTTCGATTGAGCCGATTGCAGATGTCGGCGGACGTGTCATATGTCTCTCAACTGCCAATGGGGAAGGAAATATCTTCCACCAGTTATGGGTTGGTTCCCAGAATGCAACCAACAGATTCAAAGGTATTTTCTTCCCGTGGTCAGCAGGCGACCGTGACGAAGCGTGGTACGAAGCAAAGAAACGAGATTTGCCGGACTGGCAGTTGGCGCAGGAGTATCCCTCGGACCCTGACGAAGCGTTCGTGCGTTCTGGACGCCCCGTATTTGATTTGGAAGCGCTCAGGGCAATTGATGTAGTCACGCCACAACGGGGTTACCTCAAAAAGGGGATGGGCCGTAATGTGTACGAATTCATCGAGGACGGTGGAGAGTTTGCCATTTACGACCCACCGACTGTGGGCGAGTCATATGTGGTTGGGGCCGACGTTGCTGAAGGCTTGGGGCATGGTGACTTCTCATCCGCCCATGTAATTTCAGCCGATACGGGAATGGTCGTAGCCCATTGGCATGGACATGTGGACCCAGACATATTTGGTGAGCAGGTCCTGCCAGCAATTGGGTATTTCTACAACTATGCCCTCCTCGGTGTCGAGTCCAACAACCACGGTTTGACGACCCTGAAGGGTCTTCAGAGGGTTGGGTACAGAAATTTGTATCGCCAACGCAAGATGAACCATCGAGCGCCTACCGCATCGGAAACGATGGGGTGGCGCACGACAGCGGTCTCCAAGCCTTTAGCCATTGACGAACTGAATGCGGCAATTCGTGACCAAAGCCTGCTGTTACTCGACAAAGAGACCATCTCGGAAATGCGCACTTTTGTCCGTGAAGCAAATGGCAAGATGCACGGCTCACCACACGACGACAGAGTGATGTCTTTGGCGATCAGTAATCAGATGCTCAAGTATGTGTGGCTTCCTGAGTACAGGCTGGACCTTGAGCCAAAGAAGGGGTCTTTGGGCTGGTGGGAACGCCATATTGTAAAGCAAGCCAAACCAAAACGCATCCCAATTGGGGCATTCAACTCATCCGAGTAACGAAATAGCCTAATAACGATGAAATCCTTCCGCTGTTTAGAGTGTTTGACCGAGTTTGAGGCAGATGAACTGCCTCGTCGTGGGTCCATTTGCTTCAAATGCCATGTAAAGAGCATTCGTTTGGGGTTTACTCATGGTCAAGAGGACTTTCATGGTCCAACCATTCGGGAGCGTCAGCGCCAGACCGTTGAGCAAGCCAAGATAAATGGCTACAACGCTGAGCCTGTGACGAATTGGATGTAATGCCGTGGAAATTGTTGTGGTCCCGATTGTTGTTGCGATTATCTCGGGGCCGCTCGTAGTCCTCATGCAGAAGGTTCGCAAGGAGAACAGCGAACAGCATGCACAGGGTCAAATCTTGCTCAGGATGCTGGGACGCAAGGTTGATGATTTAGGAACAAAGATTGACGGCCACATTGGCTGGCACAAAGCAAAGGATGAAGATGGCAAGAATCTCTAATCGAGAACTGATTACCAAGTACCGGGACAAGATTGAGCAGTCACGCCGTTGGCGTCGTGAAGAAAACTATGACGACCTTTGGAAGCGAATGATTGACCTGTATCGAGGCAAGCATTTCCGTACCGCAAGCGAGGAAGATCGTCTGTTGGTCAACATTGCATTTGCAACTATCAACGTCATCTCGCCAAGTGTGTCGGTAAACCATCCGAAGATTACGGTAAATGCACGCAAATTTGAAGATGCACCACGAGCCGTCATTACCGAGTCTGTCGTCAACTACTGGTGGCGCCACTTTGAATGTCAGAAAGAGTTTCGTCGAGCAGTCAAAGACATGCTTGTTCTTGGTCATGGCTGGGTAAAGACTGGCTACCGATTCGTTGAAAAGGAAAAGGACGAATACGACAACTCGGATGAGTTGGCATCAACCGCACCAGAGTCAATCACCGAATCGGAATTGATTATCACCGAGGACAGACCGTTTGTTGAGCGCATCAGCCCATTTGACATCTTTGTTGACCCGGATGCGACAAACATGTCGGATATTCGTTGGATTGCCCAGCGCATCCGTCGCCCATTGACCGAAGTCAAAAAGGACAAGCGATACAACTCTGCGGCTCGCCAAGAGGCTTCGCCATCGCATTACTCCAAGTGGGGTCAGGATGGTTTCATGCCTCGCCGTAGCGAGAAGATGGAAGATTCGTATGTGGAAATCTGGGAGTTCTACGACGTAGATCGTGGCAAGATGTCCGTGTTCTGTGATGGCGGAGACAAGTTCCTCGTCAATCCGATGGACATTCCATTCACTTTCGGTCATCCGTTTGTCATGTTGCGCAATTATGAGATTCCTGAGCACTTCTACACGATGGGTGAACTGGAAGCCATTGAACCGCTTCAGATGGAACTCAATGAGACTCGTACCCAAATGATGAACCACCGTAAGCGGTTCTCCCGCAAGTGGCTGTACAAGGAGTCGGCATTCGACCCAGAAGGTCGTAGTGCCCTTGAGTCCGACGAGGACAACGTCATGGTTCCAGTTATTTCAGAGGAACCCCTGTCGTCTGTCATTAGTCCGATGCCAGCAGTCATCAGTCCACCAGAGTTCTACAACCAGTCGAACCTGATTTCAGCCGACATCGACCGTGTATCGGGAGTGTCGGAGTACATGCGTGGTGCATTGCCAGAGATTCGTCGCACGGCAACGGAAGCGGCGATTGCTCAGGATGCAGCCAATGCTCGTGCATCCGACAAGTTAGCAATCATTGAGCGAGCAATCGCAGATTGCGCTCGCAGACTGGTCATGTTGGCCCAGCAGTACATGACAGGTGAACAGGCAGTACGAGTGGTTGGTCAGGACGCTCAGCCTGTTTGGGTCAACTTCGACGAGGAGTACATCCGAGGCGAGTTCGACTTCGAGGTTGAGGGTGGTTCGACGGCTCCCGTGAATGAGTCGTTCCGTCGCCAGATGGCTCTTCAGGTGGTAGATGCAATGGCACCGTTTGCTGGTGCTGGAATCATCGACATGCCGAAGTTGGCCAACTATGTCCTTCAGTACGGGTTCGGCATCAAAAATGCCGCCTCGTTTGTTATGGCTCAGCCGCCGATGCCCCCAATGGGGCCTGAGGCTGGTCCAACACCACAACCTGCTCCACAGCAGTTGCCACCGGGTATGCCACCCGAGGCGGCTCCAATGCAACCGACAGGGGGCATGCCAATGCCCACGAATATTCCGCCAGAAATTCTGGCTCAGTTGTTGGCGAGTGGCGCTCCACTCCCCAATACCCAGTTACCGCCACAAGGTATGTAACGAAAAAACCACTAGATAGAGCAACCCACGGAGGACTCAAACGCAATGAGCGAGACAATTGACAACGAAGTTCTGGCTGAACAGGCCCCGACCACGGAAGTGGAGGGACAACCTCAGGAGGTCACGGATGCAGTTGAAGCCCTGACAGAGGAACAGATTGACCTTCTGCCAGTCGACGAGTTCGGAGACAAGTATGTTTCCGTAACTGTTGCTGGTGAAGAGGTACGGGTTCCGCTGAAAGAGGCGCTTTCCGGTTATCAACGTCAGGCGGACTATACCCGCAAGACGCAGGAACTGAGTGAGCAACGAAGGCAGGTGCAATTTGGTGCCGCTTTGCAGGAAGCCCTGCAAAACGATCCACAGGGCACCTTGGCTCTTCTCTCCCAACACTACGGGACAGCACAGACCCCTTCCGAGGAGGAAGACCTGTACGCAGACCCCGTGGAAAAGCAGTACAAGCAGTTGGAACAGCGTGTTCAGGCTTTCGAAAAAGCGAAAGCAATGGACGAGTTGGAGAAGACCGTACAAAACCTTCAAAACAGGTACGGCTCGGATTTCGATGCCAATGAAGTGATTTCCAAGGCACTCATCTTGGGGTCATCTGATTTGGAAGCCGTCTACAAGCAGATTGCCTTTGACAAGGTTTATGAGGATGCCCGTGCGGTTCGTGCCCTTCGAGAGAAGAAGGAGCAGGAACAGGCTCAGGTGGCTCAGGCAAAGCGTCAAGCGGCAGTTGTGAGTGGCGGTGCTTCGTCTTCTTCGGCTGATGTATCTGCAAAACCAATTACATCATTGCGAGATGCCTTTGAAGCCGCTAAGCGGGTTCACAGCGTCTAGCACTAACCTCTAAGGAGAACCAACATGGCTGGAAATGCCAACTTCGATGCGTTGCTCTCAACGACGCTCGCTAACTACCGTGCACAGTTGACCGACAACGTCTTCACCGCACGCCCATTCACCTACTTCCTCATGGACAAGGGACGTATCCGCATGCTCAATGGCGGTACGAAGATTGTCGAACCGCTCATCTACGGTCAGAACTCGACCGTGGCTTCGTACAGCGGCTACGACACCATCTCGCTGACCGCACAGGAAGGCATCTCGGCAGCCGAGTACGACTGGAAGCAGTACGCCGCTTCCATCGCAATCTCGGGTATCGAGGAGGCAAAGAACAACGGTGAGCAGGAAATCATCAACCTGCTCGAAGCCAAGATCATGCAGGCTGAAGAGTCGATGCGTGAAGGCTTCAACCAGATGTTCTTCTCGGATGGCACCGGCAACTCGGGCAAGAACTGGAACGGCCTCGGCAACATTGTCGAGTCTGGTAACACCGTTGGTGGTATCAACTCGGCAAATGGTCAGGGCAACGACTGGTGGCGCTCGTACGAGGAGAACACCGCAGGTGCTTTGACCCTCGCTCAGATGGCCACGGCTTACAACAGCGTGTCGGTTGGTAACGACCACCCAGACATGATTCTCACGACTCAGACCCTGTTTGAGAAGTACGAGTCGCTGTTGCAGCCACAGTTGCGTTACACGGACACCAAGACCGCAGATGCTGGATTCCAGAACCTGCTGTTCAAGGCCGCCCCTGTGACCTACGATGTCCACTGCACCGCAGGTGCTGTGTACTTCCTCAACAGCAAGTACCTGACCCTTGTTGGTCACTCAGGCAAGTGGTTCGCTCAGACGGAGTTCGTCCGCCCAGAGAACCTCGATGCTCGCTACGCACTCATCATGTGCTACGGCAACCTCACCTGCCGTAACCGTGCGAAGCAAGGCAAGTTGACTGCAAAGACCGCCTAATTGCGGTAATGTAGTCCCAGAACTGGGGAGGGGGGAAACCCCCTCCCCGATTCGAGCAGAAACCATCAATCCGACAAGGAGAAAGCAATGCCACAGGACAGAAAGTCAGCAGACCGCTACAAGCAGGGTCTGAGCAAGAGCAAGAACAACAAGCCCAGCCAGTTCAAGAAGAAGGGCGATTTCCGCATCGGTGGCACCTACAGCACCGGTCGTGCAATCACCATCGGAATCCCGGGCGCAAAGAAGAAGAAGGCAATGACTGGTTCGAAGGAAAAGCGTACCGCTGGTCCTTCGGTTGGTCGTAGCCAGCGTCGCCCACAGGGTTCACAGCCCCGTGGCCGTCAGTACTAACTGACACAAGCAAGTCTGTTGCCTCTCCCTCAAGCCACATTGGGGGAGAGGTAACAATTAGGGCTATTGGTTGATGATGAAAAACGCTAAACCAGCCCACGCCCTTTATGGGCAACCAGTAAATAGTCAGCGTTTGGCACCGACAAACGGGTCAAAACTGGCTTCTGCTTCCGCTCCATATCTTGGACGAGGCAAGTGCATGGGTAATGACGACACATGCGAAGGTCCAAAGGCAAAAGGGACCGAATATTGCATTGGTCATTTGCGCTCTATGGGACAGGCTAAATGAGCGTCACTCTCAACATTCTGAGGGACCAAGTTCGCTCAATGATGGACTTGGATGAAACGGACCTCCCAGACTCGGTTATTGACCAGTTTGCCAGAGAGGGTTTTCAGCGCATTTACACGCTTGAGCGTCGTTGGCCATATCTACAGACGACATACTCCACGACTACAGCGGCTGGTATTCGTTCGTATCTAATTGAAAACATTGGTGATATTCGTGAGATTATCTCAATTGTTGACACCTCGGCATCTGGTAATCGTTTCACGCTAATTGACCACAACAATGCGGAAGAGGTGTGGCTTGGCAACACCGATGTTCCGGGTCGCCCATACTTCTTCTCGGTTTGGGAGAAGCAAATTCACTTATGGCCAAAGCCCGATACCGCATACACCTTGTCTGTTCGTGCGTATCGCAACCCCTCTTACGACTGGCTAACAAGTCCAGATGATGACATTGACATTGATGAGTGGTTCCATGCCCTGTTGCCGTACTTTGTGATTGCAAAGGCGTATCAGCGTCAAGAGGATTCAGAACTATCAACAATGCACATGAGAGCGTTCGAGGAGGGTGTAGCCCTTGCTCGACGTGACCTCATGAAGGCTTCTGGTGCTCAGCCAGTAATTATGTCTGGTGGTCGTAAGTATCCGACTATGCGTCGCTGGTTGCAGACGCTTGGAGCGACTCTTGGACAATGAGCGCAATATCCGTTGAGCGTTATGATGACTTTACTGGTGGCCTGAACCTTCGTTCGGACCAATTTCAGTTGACTCGGAACGAGTCACCTGACATGTTGAATGTTGAAATTGATCCACGTGGTGGTTTGTTCACCCGAGGTGCAATGCGTGAAATCAACAACACAGCAATCTCGCATACTGGTTCATGGAATCCCGAACGTCTCTACAACTTTACTGGTGCAACATCGACCATCATGTTGACCGCATCCAATAAGGTGTACAAGTCAACTGGTGGCAACTTTACTACGCTTCAGTATTCTGCTGGGAATGATGTCACCTCTCTGTCGTCTCATGGTGCCTGTATGGCTCAATGGAGCGACACGATGTACATGTGCATGGGAACTGCTGGCAACGGTGGATACAAGTGGAAGACGACCGATACGTACGCCACGGCGTTGACCGCCTCTGGCGTCAACCCGAACCCTTGGCAAGCGTACAACACCCCAACTGGTGGAAAGATGCCGACGGCTGAACATTTGTTGGTTCATGCCAACAAGATGTTCGCCGCTTATACGACAGAGAACTCGATTCAGTATCCAAACCGTGTTCGTTGGTCGCATGAGAATCTGCCAGAGGATTGGCTCGAATCTGACTACATCGACTTCGAGGGTGGTGGTACCGGAATTACCGGAATGGCAACCGTTGCTGGTCAACTTGTGGTGTTCAAGCCACGAGCCATCTACATTGTGTACGGATACGACGCAACAGACTTTCAGGTTGTCGAGGTGACATCAAAGTTGGGTGTAGCAAGTCACCACCACATGGCTGTTGCTGAAACTGGTGTGTACTTCTACTCACACCCTCAGGGCCTGTTCTATTACAACGGCACAACCATTGTCGACTTGTCGGAGAAGATTCGCTCGATTTATCCGTTGGGCTATGTGAATAATGCCCAGACCGACAAGATTTCTGTGTCGTTTCTCAACCGTCGTGTGTGGCTTGCGATGCCGTACTCAACTGTAACAAGTGTAACCGATGCGACTGTGAACTTCATTTATGACCCATCCATTAGCGATGGGGCATGGGTAAAGCATTCCACCGCTGACGGCAAGGCCGTCGTCGGTGGTGTTGACTGGAAAGATTCAAATGGCACCCCGAGGGCTTTGGCAATCCATTCGACAGAACCACGAGTACTCGAGGTTGACATGTACAGCGAAGTCAACGACCGCATCGGTGGAGTGAACCTCGGGTTCACCACCTACTACAGGACTGGTTGGATTGATGGTCGTACCTACTCCCAGAAGAAGATGTGGCGTCGACCAGACATTGTTGTGAAGCAGATTGATTCTGCGGCTCAGTTGAATGTGAAGGTGTATCACAACTTTGAGGAAGCGATTGGAAACGAACGCAAGACGTTCGTTGTAAACATTCCCGCTTCTGCATCCGGAATGGTTTGGGGTGCTGGTGCTTGGGGTTACGGCTCTTGGGGTGTTATGGCTCAAGGTGCCCAAGTGTTGCGTGGCGCAAACCTTGGGCTTGCTCGTTCCGTTCAGTTGCTGTTTACTGGCCCATCTGGAAAGTATTGGGGCATCGACAGCATTTCTTACAAGTTCAATGCACGAAAGGTGACTGGCTAATGGCTGTTACAATCCCGCACACATTTACCAATGGAAACATCGCTGAGGCCGCTGAGGTCAATGCCAACTTCACAGCGGTCAAACTGTTCGTTGACAATCTTCAGGATGGCACCAATTTCACGGCTGGTGCCATTACCACAAACTCAATTGCCGATGGAGCAATTACGCAGTTGAAGATTGACCCGACAGTCATTTCATCTTTGAGTGCTAGTGGCGATGACTCTGGAATCGTATTGGGTGCACAGATTTTCTCATGATGTACGAACTCCAAATTCCTGCGTTGACGACTTTGCAGTCGGCGGATGCGAGAGCAATCCGCACGATTGTCAATTCGCTTGTTCAGGAATTGGCTCGTATGCAGAAAGAAATTGATGAGTTGAAGTCTCGCCCACAGCAATCAAGTTATCTACAAACAGCAAAGAGGAAATAATGGCTTACGACCCAAGTGCATATGAAGCCCGTCGCCGTTCGTACATGCAAAACTATGCGTCGACTGGAGCAATGGAGGCATACAAGAACTTCCTGTCTCAGCAAAGAGGACAGCGTGACCTTGCAGAGTTGAACAAGCAATACGAGCAGGGTGCTCCACGGGTTGTTGCTGGTTATGGTCGTCGTGGTCTTGTTGCACCAAGTGTGAAGTCTGGTGTGTTTGCTCAGGCTATGCGTGACTATGCGAAGCAGAGGATTCAGCAGACGGCTCAGGCTCAGCAGGCTTTGGATCAGCAACAGCAGGGTTACAACTTGTTGCAACGACAGTTGCAGGACCAGTTTGGTCAGAACATGCTTGACCTCGAGATGGAGAAGGCTCGTCAAATTGAAGAAGATGCAAGACAGTTGCTTGCCCTACGAGGAGGAATGTAATGGCCGCTGACAGAGGAACAGGGAACGTCGCACCAAACAAGCGCACCACGGGTGTGCGCACGTGGGGTGGTTCTGCCGACCGTCCGCAAGGAACGGTTGTTGCAACTGCTAAGTCACCATTCCAGTATTCGGGTGGTGTGTCATCACAGCAGAACATTCGTAATGCGGAAGCAAATCCGGCACCATTCGTATCTTGGTCCGATTTGGGTTCCGAGGCGGATGCAATTGTTGCTAACGCAATGACGGGTCCGAATGGTATGCCTACCGGTGGTACCGATTACTGGTCGACTCTGTTGAAGAGTCTTCAGGGTGGTTCTGGTGGCGGTGGTGGTTCTCGATTGTCGTCCGCCGATGTTGCATTGAAGGAACTTCAGTACAAGATGCAACAGGATGCTCTTGACAGGGCTGATGCTTTGTCGGCTCAGCAAAAGCAAGATGCATTGAATAAATCGATTATGGAGCAAATGCAGAATCAACTTGCCACAGGTGGATACCGTGGCAATGTTGATGCCATCTTGAAAATGCTTGAAGATACCCAGACACGACAGACGGGGAACATCGGAGATGTTTACCAGAAGGCGTTGGGAAATATTGGCGGTGGCTACGATGCCGCATCAACTTTGATGGGTCAGGGATACGACATCCTTGACCAGTATCTCAAAGAAAATCCAAATGACCCGTACGCTGGTCTTCGTGCACAGTTGACACCAGTTCAGAATCCAATGGAGCAGTTTCTGTCGGCTTATGGTGTGTCGGCTCCAGATGTTCAGGCTCAGGTTGCGGCTGAACAGTTGGCTGGTCAACAGGGTGCTGGAGCATTCAACACGCTGGCTGATGTTCTGTCGAGGGCATCTCAGCAGGCTGATAAATCTCGTGCCTTGGAGGCTTTGATGGCTCGTCGTGGTGGTACGGCTGGTCTCGCACAGCAGAGAGCCGCTCTCACCTCGCAAGCGGAGATGGGTCAGGCTCAGGCTTTGGCGCAACTGCAACAGCAGATTGCGCAGGCAAGGCTGGAGCAGGAGATGTCGGCAGAGAATGCTCGTCAGGACCTCGTCAACAGGATTATCCAGTCTGGTGGGACGCTGAACGGTTCTGGTCCTAGTGGCACCCCAACGGCCATTGAGCAGGCCATTAGAGCCGCTGGTGGCAATACAAACGAAGCCCAGTTCCAACAGGGTCTCGATGAACTTGCCGCCGCTCTTGGGGCAATTGGCTTCCAAGGCTAAGTAACGAAAGGCCTATTTGGTATGAGCACCCCAAATCCAGCAGATTACAGCAGTATTCTGCCAATCATTGCTCTGGCATCCAACACAAAGGGTTCCAACACGGGTGACTTGTCCAAAATCTTCAATGAGTTGATGGGCATCATGTCGGGGTCTTACACCCGTCCAGCAGAAATGTCCCCTCAGGAAATTGAGGCTGTTTACGGTCCAACCATTGCATCCATCCGCAATTCGACCGACCCAATCCTTCAGTCGATTCTTAGCGACGTAGATGCCAACACTCCTGCGTTCAAGGTCAAGGAAGCGATTCGACAGGCTGTGTACAACACGAAGACGATTCAACTTCAGCCGGGTCAGGACATTCAAATGTATGACTCTCTTGTGGATAAGTTGTACAGCGAAAAGCAGAAGATTGACGAAAAGAAGTATGAGGTTGCCAACAAGAAGACAATCTTCAGCGAGTATGGTCTTCCAGACATTGCAGATAAGTTTGACCCGACGCAGATGCCGGAGTTTGCAAATCTGTATACGGATATGTTGTCTCAGCGTGACGCATCCGCAAAAGAGCGGGATGCCCGTGTGAAAGCAATTGAAGATAAGTTCATGGCTGGCAAGCCGAAGGCTGGTGCGCAAACAGCATCGTTTGACGACATCCTGAAGGGATTGTCGTATGGTGAACTTGCAAGTGGCAAAGAGGGTGGGCCTGCTTGGAGACAGAAGTTGAGCGGTGCACAAATTCAGGGACTCAAAACACAAGCAGAACAAATCCAGCAGTACATGGATGGCAAAGGTGTTTACACTCCACGCAAAGATCCAAAGACTGGCGATTGGGTTAGCGACTGGTGGGGCAAAGACGACTTTGATAGGGCTGTTGCCAACATTGAAAACACCATTGGTGTTCCATTGAAGTTCAAGGCTGGTACTGGTCCAGCAAAGATTTCATCTCGTCAACGGGCAATCGATGAATCGAACAAGGAATATCTGAAGGAGTTGGCTGGTGCACCTGCACGCAACCTGAAGGTTGGTGCAACTGGTGGACCCGCTACGGAGATTCCGACCGTAAACCTTCGTGACCCTGTTGCACGACAAGAGGAGTTGATGCGTCTCGTTACTGAGAAGTTGCAAAACAAGATGCAGGAGAGGGGTCAGACTCCGTTGAGCGAGGCTTTGATTTCGAGATTGCTTCTGAACAAGCAAATGGGTGGCTGATGGCTTCGCAGGACGAACTCCTCACACTCCTTCAACAACTGAACTCTAGGTCTGGCGCAACCATCAAGGCGCAACCTGCGCCAGCAAAAAGGACGAACGCTGTTGTCGAACAGCGTCCTAGTTCGGTTCCCAAGTTGACTGATTCGCTTACGAGTTTCAATCCACTTCCAGCGGGAAGAGTCGACACTATCAATGCACAGAATCAACTGTCGACTTATGCGACACAGCAGTCGGCAAAGTTTCCAACTTTGACCGAACAGATTGCTTCTATTGAGGCTGGAAAGAGAAAAGAGTCATCGGGTGCACTTGGTGCACTTGCACAAATCTTTGACAATCCTGTAGCCAAAGCAATTCTTGCTCCAATCACGGTTCTCGACACGGGTCGTCGTGCAATCATTTCTGGTGTCCGTGAGGTTGCAGATGTTCTTGATACGGATAAAAAGACTAAAGCAAGTTTGACCGACTGGTTCAATCAGACCAAGGACCCGACATACGGGTTTGGTACCGCATTTCCAATGAAGGGTTGGTTCGGTCGTGTTGTCGGATTTATTGGCGACGTTGCCCTTGACCCACTCACCTATGCGACGATTGGTGCGTCGATTCCAGAAAGTGCTGCACTCAGAGCAGCAGTTGCTGGTGAAGTGGCCGTTAGAGAGGGTGCTGAAGCACTTGCTCGTAGTGCGGTGAGGGAAACAGCGCAACAAGCCGCAGAGGTCTCTCTTCGCAAGGTTCTTGGAACCAAGACCCTCGCAACAGCAGAGGGTCGTAGGTCGTTGGCTGGTCTTGCGGCACGCATGGGTTCATCGGATGAATTGGTGAAGAGTATCGCATCTGAGGGTCGTAGGGCATTCAGAACATCAGCAGAGGGTGCTGAGTTGGCAAAGAAGATTGGTTTGAATCGTTCTGGTGTTTATTACTTTGGTTCACGTGTTCGTGTTCCTTTCACGGGACCGATTGCGGATTTCATTGAAACTGGTCTTGTGAAGACTCGTCTTGGAATCATGAAGTCTGCACCGGGTGAATGGATGAGCAAGAACTTCACCACGAAGGGAACATCTGCCGCTCGGTCTTTGAAAGACCAGAAGCGTTTACTGGCGATTGGAAAGTTGGAACCGAAGGAGGCCGCTCTTGCGGCCAAGAATCTTACGAATGAGAACTTTGCTCGTTCTGCTGCAAATATTGCAAAGGATACATTCGTCAAGTCTGTGAAGCGACATCTTGGAACCAATGCCGCTAGTGGTGAATTGTTTGATGCAGACATCCTTGAGTCTGCAAAATCTATTTACAAGTATTTGGATACCAACGAGGCTGACTGGGTGGCAAATGGTTTGCCACCAATGACGCAGAATCAGAGAACTGCGTACCAAAAGATAAAGAACATGTTTGTTGAGTTTCACACCGATGTCGAGAATCAGTTCAAGACCATTGACACAAACTTTACGCTGAACAAGATTGAAGACTACTTCCCACACATGATGAGCGAAGATGGCTACAAGTATGTAGCCAACAATGCGTCAGAGTATGCAGAGCAGATTCGACAGTACCTGAAGATGAACATGACCGATCCAAGTGCATCGTTCAAGTCTCGTGGATTGACGAAGGATGCACCATTCTTTGGAAAGTTCTTGACAGAAGAAGATGTCAAGGGTGGTATTGACCGACTGAACCAGATTGCCCGTGAGGGTGGATTTACTGGTGGCGATTTCTTCGAAACCGACATCACCAAGGTTCTTGCACGTTACGGAGACCATTACGCAGAACAGTTCGGTACTGCCGAGTTCATGCGTCGCTCAATCGAAGATGGTGTTCTTCAGACGGCCAAGGAGATGGGTGTTGTAGACGAAGATTGGATTGAGGCAACTCGTCAATTGGTCAAGGATGGAGACAGGGCTTTCCGTACGTCAAGTGAAGAACTGCGCAATGCTGGTAGTCAGGCGATTGAGGCAGTCAAGGCAACACTAGACGACATGTCGAGTACTGTTGGTGCTCGACAGAAGTTTGCCAAGGCATTGGCCCGTGAGGCTGGAACCCCAGAGCAACGACTGAATCAGTTGATTGAAGCCGAATCCAAGTATCTCGCATTGTCGCAGAAGTACAAGGAAGCGTTTGACGCATTTGCTTCACGCTTTCAAGACCAAAGCACGGTTGTTGACATCATGCGTGAACAACTTGATGAGACCGTAATGGCTCTTCAGGGTACTGCGGAAGTCATTCGTGACTTCCGTGCAGGATTCCAAGGATTCTTTGGTGAGAAACTTGGCGAAGTTGTTGATGACGTAATGATTGATTTCCGTGGTCAGCCAAGAAAAATTTCGGATGTTGAGAAAATTCTTGATAACGAATTCCAGAAGTCTGCTTACGCTTTGACCAAGATGGAAAACTCTTGGAATAATCTCAGCGATGGAGTTGAGGAGTTGAATGCTCTTCTCAATAGCAAGAGTGGTCTTGAATATGGTACTGGCGTTGATGTGTTTGACGAAGTGTTCAACATTTTGGATTACCGTGGAATTCCAGATGCTGGTCCAATAACTGGTTCTCGTTCTATTGACCGCAGATGGATTGGTAGTGTCGTCAACTCGACAGACCCGAATATTCAGAGCATCATTCAACGGATTGATCCAACTGGACGACTTCGTGCTACGAATCTCGAGAAGATTCGAATCAATGACTACTACCCATCGCTCGAAAAGGGTCTCAAGAAGGTTGAGTCCGAACTTCGTAAGGTCGAATCGACGATCAGAAAGATTGAACGCATTCCATCCGACGAGGTTGCGGTAAAAGATTTGACATTGTTGAAGAAGGCGACGAACAAGCGTAACGCCCTCTTGCGTGAACGCTCGAAGTTGAGTTTGGCAAAAGGCAAGCCGGGAGAGTTGATGATTCCCGGCATTAGAAGTCGTGTTGCTCGTGGTATAACTACTGGCGACAATCTTGCAGACTTGCAGGAAGCGGCCGCTTGGCTGGTTATGCGTGACTTGAAGATTGGTGGAACCGAGTTTGCTGATGTTGTTCCGGGTTCACGCCTTGCAGTTCTCATGGATCAGTTGCGTGTTGCCGAAGATGTTCGTGATGCAATCTCTGGTGCACCAAAGTCAAAGAAGTTGATTGAGGCAAATGAGTCGGTCTCAAAACTTGAAAAGCAACTTCAATCTTTGACCAACGACTTTGAGTTGATTCCAGATGATGAATTGACCGATGCGTCTATTAGCAGGTACATGTCGAATCGTGAGCGTATCCTTGGCAAACTTGAAGAGGCAAGAAGTGAAGCCACCAATGTGGCAAACAAATTGTCCGAGTCTGTACGTGAAGCAGCAAATCGTGCTGGGCAGATTCATGGTTACAAAGATTTCATCAACGACTTTGCCGCTACCGTCTCAGAGTATTACCTGCATCGTGAAACTGTAATTCAGTATCGTCGCATGCTTGCGACGCTTGACTCTACTGGTGCCAAGCCAAGTAAAGAAATGTATACGAAGATTCTTTCTCGTATTGCTTATGGCGATATTGAACCGTTGGAAAGATTTAGTTCCAGCATTTCTCGTACGCAAAAGGTCATGCAGAAACTTTATGACGATACGAGCATGGTTGGTGCAGATGACTTGACCCGTCAAATCAAACTTCGAGAAGAGTTGAGCAGAATCTTTGAAGCAGACGGTGAAGAAGCAAAACTTATCCGTGAACATTTGCCAGAGATTGAGGCTGTGTGGCTTTATGGTCGACTCGACACGGATGCACGTTTATTCTATCGAGACCCCGAGGCTCAAGGTCTTATTTCGTCGGTAATCAACGAGTTGCAGGCAATTGGTAAGAGGCCTGATTGGATTGGTGGCATAAAGCGTCCTGCACGGCTTGTGACTGAACAGGGAGAGATGATTCAAGATGTTGCTGTTGGATTCAATGTTGTTGGCGGTTCCGTTGCTGAACGTGCCGCAAAGATTGATTCCATGCAGTCGAACATTGAACAGGCAATTAGGACTCTGGAAAATCACTACAAGAGTATTGGTAGAAAGAAAGATGTACTTACTGGTGATTTCCGTGAACCATTGACACAAAGTATTGCTGGACCATTGCGTGAGGCTGTTGGCGGTGAACTTGGCCGTGTTAGTGAGTACCGCAAAGAATTCCAAAGAATTGTTGCAAAGCAAAAGGCACAGAAATCTACGGCAATCAAGTTGGCTGAGCGATACACAGGTAAGCGTGGTGCTCAGGCTTCATCAGAAGTTATTCGCAGGGCGATTAGGAGTGGTGAATCGTACGGTTTTGCCGGAGCGTTCAACGATGCGTTGACGCTCGGCAATACGGCAATGGATGATTTCTTTGCCAAACTGCTTGGTGGAAATGTTCTTGACCGCACCACCGACTATACGCCAATTGCTAGACGGGGAAACAAGATTGTTCGTCAACCTCGTGGAACAAAGGGATACAGTTTCCTCGATCCAAGCAAGGCTTACTTTGGAAAGATTCAGGCACGTATCGATGACCGTCTCCGTGGACTGAGGTTCTTGTCGTATAACGAACCCGACATCACATACGACATGCTCATTGATGGTTCGACGACGGTCGCTGATGGCGGTAAGTACATAACTGGTTCGTGGGCTTTGAATAGGAATCTTCGTGGTTCGGAGGCAATTGCCGATGCTCTTGAAGAGCATGCTGATGCGATGCTTGCGGCGCTTGATGCCAAGCGCAAGGCTGGTCTTCCACGAAAGATTGCATCTCGTGAAGCGGCTATTGCAAGAGTTCAGGAAGAGGCACGCAAGTTCAGGATGCTGGACGAAAAGACTGGTGAGTTGCTCCCATCGCAGAGCACTCCCGTGCCTGCGGCTGTCCGAAAGGAGCAGTTGAAGAACGCTCGTACTCGACAGGCGATTGAGAAGATTGAGGGTTCGAACGAGTATCTGCGTGCGCAGACAATGAAGAGTGAGCATGTGTTTG